AAACTACGCTGTCCATGTTGCCGAGTATCGTCTCGGCGTTTTTATCGTAGATGGCCTTGCATTGAGCCATCTGCTGGTAGAACAGGCACAGGCTAACCTCCCTTGATCGGATCACAGCAACCAGCTTCTCAAGGTTCGGCACCTGGCCTGTGTTGGCCGCCTCGTCCCAAAGTACCCGCACATGATGGGGCAGGCGGCCCCCGTGTACGTTATCCGCCCGCTCACAGAGCAGGTTGAACATCTGTGAAAAGGCCAGCGCCACAAGAAAGTTATAGGTCGGCGTAGTGTCCGAGATCAGGAAGAATAGCGCCGTTTTCCTGTCCCCAACGCGGTCAAGCCCCAATTCGTCATAGCTCATAATCTTCCGAAGCTGGGGGATGTCAAAGGGAGCCAGACGAGCGCCGCAGGAAATCAAGATACTTTTCGCCGTCTTGCCTGAAACGACTTGTCAATATGATTTATCGGATTTGCCTATACAGAAAAGCCCGCCGAAAGGCGGGCTTTTTCATACAATCAAGGAAAAAGGAGGACAAATTGATGAGAACCTATGAAGTGACAATCACCGAGACGCTGACCAGAACAGTCTCTGTAGAGGCTGAGGGCTGCGCAGATGCGGAAGACATCGTAAGGGCCCGGTATGGCCGGGGAGAGATTGTGCTGGTCGCCGAAGACATCGCCGACACCGAAATCACCGCCGAGCATGAGGGCATCTGCCCGCTGTGCGGTGCGGAGATTGAGTATGCCGGAGAGAATGTGATTGACGATGACGGCGGGCGGTTTCCGTGGCAGTGCCCCGGCTGCGGCACCCACGGTGACGAGGGCTATGTGCGCCACTTCGATGGACACTGGAATGTCGAGGCATGAGGAGGACAAATCAATGTCGAGTGATGAATACTACGAGCTGCTGAAGGCCGCCCACGAGCGCACGGACTGGACCAACCGCGACAGCATCCACGCCTATAACGAATATGCCCGTGAGCTGCGTAAGCAGATGGAGGCGAGCACGAAATGAAAGAACAGCTCATGCAGATAATCAAGCGCCACAACGCCACGGTGGAAATCTTGGGCAAGTGCGACATCCCGGTGTCAGAGGGTAAGGTGCTTCGAGCTATGGAAATTTGGCACAGGCTGGCCTGCGAGGGCGCGGATATCACGGACATGGCCCGGAAGTACGGCATCGACGCAAAGTGCGATATGCAGTCTGGCGAGATTACCGTGCTGGGCGACATTCCGGTGCCAGATGCCTATCCCGAGCTGGCAGAGTACGATGATGAGGACTACCGCATTGACCTGTACCGGGACAACCCCGACCTTGACGGGCCGGACTACGAGGTTGTGTTTGAGGTGGCGGGTGAGCGGTACTACTGCTTCATACATGGAACGGAGAGCCTGCTGGAAGCCCTGGGCCTGTTCTTCCAGCATCATCCGCATATTACCCACGACATGATTTTTGAGCACGACGAGTATTGGGACGACAAGGCAGTGCTGACGCCGATTGACCCGGCGTTCAAGGTGGACGAGATGCCGTTGGCTGAAATCATTAACAGCCTGGAAGACCAAGCGCAGGATAAAGATTCGTTCGTTTCGCATTTGTTGGACGAGCCAGACAACATTTTTACCCATGATATTGCCGCGCTTCGAGCGGCTGTGAAGTTGCTCCGTAGGTTGGAGGTGTGAGAGATGTTTGAGCGCATTCCTGAACGCCCACTGGAGCCGCCGGAGGATGTGGTGGTTGGCTACTGTGACCAGTGCGGCGGTGAGATTTATGAGGGCGAGACCGTGTACCGCATCGACGGACAGCTCATCCACGAAGACTGCCTGGAAGACTTTGCGAAGGACTACTTCGCTGACTGCAAGGAGGAGGTTGAGGTCCGTGTCCGGGCAAGAGTGTGGCGGTAAGCCGCCAATGTACATGAACCGCGAGACGGGTGAGCTGCTGACCCGCCGAGAGATGCTGAAGCAGTTCGCGGAGCACTACGACGGCGGCGACCCGACGAACGCCGTAGGCTGGGCTGAATATTTCGAGGAGGTGCAATGATGACTGCTGAAAGAGCAATCGAGCTGTTAGAGACTGGGGCGCGGATGCCCGCTGCCCCGCATACGACGGATGAGTTGGACAAGGCTTGCCAGATGGCGTGTGACGCCCTCCGGTTGTACAGCCAATCGTTCCAGAAATCCTACTCGCTCAACGCCGCTATTGCCGACCACTACCGGAACATTGGCCTGCCAATGGAGCGGCTGGATAAACTGGCGGCGGCTGATAAGGCGGGGCGGCTGGTGATTTTGCCGGATGTGGACTGCGCAGACGCTGACGGTGAGGAAGCCCTGCGGATGGCCATGTGGGAGTGCAACTACAAGAACAACGGCGTGACCCGGTTCACAGCGGACGCCATCGCTGAAAAGCTGTGCCGCGAAGCTCAGAAGACGAGGCTGTCGGTCAAGACGCCGCTGGGCGACATCGTGGCTGAGGCCAGCACGGACCCGGATAACCCCGGCGTGTGGGTATCGCTCCATCGGGACGGTGAGGACTATGAGCCGCAGCTCGCGCTGGTCGAGTACACTGCCGACGAAGCTGACCGGGAAGGCCCCGCGCTCATTACGAGGGTTTGGGGCGATGGTCAGCAGGAGGACTACACAGACCGGGTGGTCCATACCGGGCTGGAGACGGGAGGCGCGGCAGATGAACGCTGAGCTGATTCGGCTGTCCCGTAAGGCGGCGAAAGAGTGGGCTGGCACCGACGGCTACAATCAGGCCAGCCAGCTCATCGGTATGCTTTGCGATGAGCTGGAAGCCACCGCTCCTGACAAGCCGCTGGAGCCGAAGGAGAAAGCCTACCGTACCATTGCGAAGCACGTCTTCCGGGCTCACCGGAAGTATGAGGGCGGGAAGGTGCTGGTGATTCTGGCAGATGACATCCGCGAGGCCGAGAAGCTGGCGATGACGGCGTTCGGTTCGTCGAGCGTGTTCGTGAAGCGGGTTACGCCGACCGAGGACCCGCAGGTCTATGAGGTGTGAGCCATGCCGAGATATCCGAAGAACCACAAAGATGTGGAGTATTTCGTTCCCGACAGAAAGCGCCGGGTTGCCGGGTCCACAAAAGCTACCAGCGACTTTCTTGCTATCGTCCATGAGGAACACCCCACCGCAACGATAGCTCAGCTCCGTGAGATTATCACGGACAAGACGCGGTACATCCGTGAGCCAGAAGCCGTGGAGGTCCTGGCAGCGCACATCGCCGCAGGCTACGGCAACCGTATTCCAGATTGGAGGTATTGAGATGGCGATTGTCTACACCGTGACAAGGCGCACGAAAACGAAGGCCGTTGTTGTCGGGAGCTATGACACAGAAGCTGAGGCCAAGACCGCGATGGTTGAGCACTTCAGCAGCACCCCGAAGCGCGGGAACCTCAGCTACAGCATCGTTGAGGAGGAGCTGCGTGAAATCGGCGGCGTCATGTTCAGGAGCTACACTTCGGGCAGACCGTACACGCGGTACACGCGGGAAATGTTAGAGGCAATGAAATGACAGTCCAAGTGAAAGAGTTCGACCTGCTGGTAGAGGTCTACAAGTACCTGCGGTCGGAGGGTGAGAGCGGAAGGCCGGAGCTGGCTACCGCTCTCCGGCGGGCCATCAACCGGATGCACCAGGAACAGGAAAGGGCCTGGGCCCGGAACCACCGCCCCAGCGAGCCGCCCGAGTGGGTGAAGCGGCGGCTGGAGAAGGAGGACAAGCCGCTGATGCAGCGGCTGCTGGACGCGGGCTACCCGCGTGAGGAGATGGACCACCACGAATCCGACCTGTACGTCTACGTTACCCCGCTGACCACGAAGATCATCGAGCAGTGGTGCCGGGAGCACGAGTACGACCGGGCGTGGCACTGTCCGACCTTCTATGACAACATCACGGGCAGGTTGATGTACGATTGCGCTTTCCAGTACAGCGACTGGTGGAAAGAGCGCGAGGGCACCTAAAAGGAGGCCGCGTCAGGGCCTCCACAAGCGACGTTTTGAGGGCCGGGAATATCTCAATACCACCTCAGCAAAACAACGGCTCACAGCGCGTCCTACGGGGCCCTACGCGGTTCTGAAAAAAGCAAGAAGGAGGATACCAATGGGACGCAAGACAGTACATTTCCGGAAGAAAAGCCAAGCCGAGTTCGCCCGGGCGTTTACGCCGCTGTGCGAAACCAAGAGTTCGTGGCAGGTGTGGGCGGATTTTGTCACGATGGCCTCCCTGTCCATCGCCAACGCGATGGACCAAAAAGGCCCAACCCATGATGCGCGGGAGCAGGAATACCTCAGCCTCATCAAGCGGTACACGAAGAAGCAGCAACAGGTGTTCCCGGAGCTGCTTGCCATTATGGTGAACGCTCTGGAGGAGGACCCGCAGCAGGACTTCCTCGGCGAGATGTTCATGGGCCTGGAGCTGGGCAATCACTGGAAGGGCCAGTTCTTCACGCCATACAGCATCTGCCAGTTGATGGCGGCAGCGACCATCGACAACAAAGAACAGCGGATTCAGGAGCACGGCTGGGTCAGTATCTGCGACCCGTGCTGTGGCGCTGGGGCTCTGTTGATTGCTGCCCGAAACGAGATGGTGAGACAGGGCTACGGTCCTACGCAGGCGCTGTATGTGGCGCAGGACATCGACCGGACCGCCGCGCTGATGTGCTACCTGCAACTGTCCCTGCTGGGCTGCGCCGGGTATGTGGTAGTCGGTGACACGCTCTTACATCCGATGGCAAGCCCCACCGGGTTCCCTCTTCTGATTGCAGCCTCAGCCGAGCAGGAGGTTTGGTTCATGCCCGCGTTCTACGACGATACGTGGTTGCTCCGTGTTCAGTTGGAGCGTATGAAGCTGCTGATACCCGAGGCGGGCGCATGACAATCGGTGAGGCAATCCAGCATTGCAAAGAGTTGCGGCTGGGATGACAGAACAGGGAAAGTGCGCCGAATGTGTGGCTGACCACTTGCAGTTGGCAAGCTGGCTGGAGGAATTGCAGGCTTTGCGCAGAGACTGCCCAGCCGACTGCTATTGGAAGCAGATCGGGCGGTATCAAAAATGCACAAGCTGCGCCCGGAATAAGTACCACCCGGACAATTACAGGCCGGGGACAAAGGAGGAATCGTGATGCTCGAAGTCTACAACCGTTTTCTGGCGCATGGGGATTTCGTTGCTCCGCCGGACATCCGCCGGAAGGCAAAATTCCGCAGCACCCAGAAGAAGCGCCGCCTCAATCGGAGGCGGTGCGGGAAGAAGGGAGGTAAGCGGAAGTGAGCGGTCGCGTGTTCACCGAGGAGGAAATCAATCGCGCCGTAGAGCGCACGGGCCTGAGCCGGATAGAGGCAGGCCGGATTCTTCGTGAGTGGAATCGGGGCCAGCCGGATGTCGATGACATCATCGACGAGTGGGAGGATGGATATGAAGCGTGAAACCTATATGTACGGCGTTCGCGGCGAACAGTACGGCATCTGGAACACAGCTAAGAAGTGCTGGCAGTTCGGTATTTGCGAGGACACCCCGATGCTGGCGGAGGCCCGCCTGTTTCAGAAAATCGGAGACGATGCCCGCAAATGGCGGTTTGAGGCTCGGAAGCTGCCGAGGGAAATGCGCAAGGGCACGCCTGAGCCGCAACTCGTGACCGAGCTCCAGCGGAAAGACCGGGAGCTGAAGTTGGTTAAAAAAGAGCGTGATGCTGCAATCAGTGATTTAGACAGCGCGTGTGCATCATTGCCGATTTGCGCTCAGTGCCAGTATTGCAAGCATAATCCTTGTTCGGATGAGCTCTGTGATGAGTGCGACGAGTTTTCGCAGTGGGAGTGGCGTGGAGTTCAGAAGGGAGTGTAGCCAATGGGTAGCACCAAAGAGCGTGATGACATCTGCGCCTGGTGCCAGAACGACGAACCCGGATACGTTTCGGTCATAGGGACGCACGACCATTTGTGCCGCCTGCACTGGCATTGTAAACCGGGTGGGGAGCATTTGGATTTTGTACCGAAGCAGAAGGAGGTAGGCAGATGAGCAAGAAGCCGACGCGCAAATAACCCTGCGGGTCACTCCGCAGACCGCGTACAACCTGGAGCTGCTGACCGCGATGTCCGGGGCGAAGTCGGTGGGCCGCGTCGTGGACAAGCTGGTCCGCGATAGGATGCTGGCCCTGAAGGGTAGAAAGGAGGAGAGCTGATATGGCCTATATTCTGTCAAACTTTTGGACGTGGCTGGGAACTGTTGCCCTGGTGGTCACAGTCCTTGACGGCCTGGAGAAAGTAATCAAGGCCATCCGTCCGCACCGCACGGTCCGGGTCAGCCAAAGTGAAACACTCGTCACCGTAGAAATCCATGACGCTGCCCAAAGCGATGTTGACCCTGCTCTGGCGAGTGCTGTGCAGAACAGAAAGGAGACTGATTCCAGTGATTAAGAACTTCGTTCCTCAGCCCTATGACGGGCTGAATCCCCTGCCGAGCTATGTGGGCAATGTGCGGGCCTACACGCTCGTTGCTACCGCGCCGGGGGACTACGATGTCACCCTTGCCAAACTGACGGTTGGCGATTCGGTGAGCGCGGGCAACCCGCTTTCCCACGCTCTGTTCGAGAGCTTCAATGACCACGGCAAGCAGGCAAAAGTTGTGAGAACCCGCGTAAGTGGCTGTGACAGGGAGTTTGTGGCGGTCAAAAATGCTATGATTGGAGCAGGGGTGGAATTTCACCCCACTCTGCCCTGCTCTTGTGAGGACATCTTGACTTCGCTCGGCGAGTGGTTCGTGGTGCAGAATCCCGAGCTGTCTGGGGTCTCCGTCGTGTCACAAAACTGTCATTGACGTGGCATAAGTGAGGTGATAAAATGGTATCGCCAAAAATTGCAGCCCTCATTATGTCCCCGCCCATGCACCTTCACTTGGAGATTCTGAAGAAATGCAACTTCTTCTGGCTACGGGACATTCGGGACGTGGATATCGAGACCTGCTGCGCGAAGTGTTTCATCGGTGGGAAGGACAACCGCGTCTACTACGGGACGCTGCACAAGTCCAGCGCCGTCGTGGACATTTTCGTTCAGCAGCACCCGGACGCGAAGGCGTACTACCTTTGCGGGCTGAGTGAAGGCTTCGTCTGGGAGCTGAACACGCACGTCGCGTTTGTGCCTGACCGCAATTCGGAAATCCATATTGAAAACGACCGAATCAAACTGGACATCACGAACGCACGGCGTATCCACTTTTGGGACTACACGCCGAACCCGCCGGGTTACTACAGCCAGCAGCAGCGCACTTGCCGCAACTGGATTTTCGCAAACTACATCAAGGATGGTATGCCGCTATGATTGTGAGTGCAAGCAGGCGGACAGACATCCCGGCGCTGTTTTCCGAGTGGTTTTATAACCGTGTTGGGAAAGGATTTGTCCTCCTTAAAAACCCATACAACCCCCTACAGGTCGGGCGTGTAACACTCACGCCCGACGCTGTAGATGGGTTCGTCTTCTGGACGAAAAATGCCGCCCCCATGTTGGGACGCATCCACGAGCTGGACGCCTTCAAGTATTACTTCCAGTTCACCATCACCCCCTATGGGCGGGATGTCGAAGCAAACATCCCCGATAAGAACGAGGTCATCATCCCCGCGTTCAAGCAGATTGAGGCGGGTAAGGCCATCTGGCGTTACGACCCTGTTTTCATCAACGAAAAATACACCTGGGCTTATCATATTCGAGCCTTTTCAAAGATAGCACAGGCGCTGGATGGCCATGCGACGAAGGCAGTTATGAGCTTTGTCGATTCCTACCGTTCGGTTGACCTGCGACCCCTGCACATTCAGCCCCTCACCCCGGAGCAGCAAAGGGAGTTGGCGCACCAGCTTTCTGAGATTGCCGCACAGCACGGCATTGAGCTCCAATCTTGCGCCGAGGATATCGGCTTGCCTCCATCCTGCTGTGTGGACGGTAGGATGTTTGGCGTGAAGAAGCCGAAGGACCGCAATCAACGTGGGCTGTGCCAGTGTGTCGAGAGTGTGGACATCGGTGCGTACAGCACTTGCAGTAATGGCTGCGCGTATTGCTACGCCAACCATTACGGGTACGTCCAGCCTCCGCCGGACGTAAACAGCGACCTGTTAGGGCCACCCCTGACGGGCAACGAGACAATTAAACAGAGGAATTAAGGAAAAGCCTCCGTTTTTGCGGAGGCTTTTTTCGTGTTTATTTACATAACTGAGGAGGACAGCACCATGTTTGAAAAAGTAAACCCTTCCCACCCCGATAAGATTGCCGACCGGATTGCCGGAGCTATCGTGGACTACGCCTACGACGTGCAGGACAACCCGAAAGTCGCGGTTGAGGTCCTTGTGGGCCACGGAGCCTGCCACGTCATCGTAGAGACCTCTGTTGACCTGGAGCGGCCCGAAATCTTCGGTATGGTTCACCGCATCGCGGGGAACGTCCAACCTGATGTCGTGATTGTGCCGCAGGACGACCATCTCGCGGAGAATCAGCGCGACGGCTTCCGTTGCGGCGACAACGGCATTTTCCGTGGTATGCCTCTGACCGATGAGCAAAAGGGCCTCTCTCAGATTGCCCGCGACATCTACACGACCCACCCGTGTGACGGGAAGTACATCCTGGGAGACGGCAAACTCATCATTTGCCAGAGTAACGTCAAGGCTGCGGAGCTGGCGAAGACCTACGGCGATGCCATCATCAACCCGCTGGGCGACTGGACGGGCGGCACCGACGTAGACACTGGGGCTACCAACCGCAAGCTCGGGTCCGACATGGCTGATTCTGTGACAGGAGGCGGGCTGCATGGCAAAGACCTCTCGAAAGCCGACGTGTCTGTCAACATCTATGCTTTCCTGAAGGCCCAGCGGACCGGCAAGCCCGTGGAGCTGTGCTGTGCCATTGGGGACGACACCATCGACGGCCTGCCATATAGTGAAATCGTTGAACAAGCCCGCAAGTACATCCGTAGCGTCGGCGGCTTTGAAGCCTTCGCTGAATGGGGCCTCGTGTAAACCAGGAGAAAATAAGGAGGACAAAGGCGTATGGAAATTATATACAAACGCATCGACGAAATCCACAAGTATGAGGGTAATGCTCGGCGGAATGATGCTGGCGTGGCGAAGGTCGCGGAGAGCATCAAGGAGTTCGGTTTCCTGAATCCCATCACCATCGACCGAAATGGTGTCATCATCTCCGGTCACACGCGGCTGAAAGCCGCCATCCAGCTTGGCATGGACGAGGTGCCCTGTATCATTCAGGATTTGTCCGAGGATGATGCGAAGCTGGCCCGCATCATTGACAATAAGAGCCACGAGTATTCGACGTGGGATGTCGGCAAGTTGCATCAGGAGCTGGACAGCATCGGCCTTAGCTTCAAAAGCACCTTCTTTACCCCCAACAGGGACCGCAAGTTCTTCACAGACAACAAGATGCTGATTTTCGGGAACACGGAGCTGCCTATTTCTGAAGACGAGTATGCCCGCCTGAAGGCTCTGTATGACGATTACATTGCACGGAACAAGACCTACCTGGGCTTTGTTCTGTTTCTGACGGGAGGTAAAGAGGAATGAACGTAAGAGAAATTTCTATTGGGCGGCTGCGGGAGTACGAGAACAACCCGCGCAATAACGACCTCGCCGTCGAGAAAGTCAAGTACAGTATTCAGCGGTTCGGTTTCCTGTTCCCTGTGGTTGTGGATATGAACTACGTCATCGTGGCAGGCCACACCCGTGTCCGGGCCTGCCGGGAGCTGGGCATCCAGTCTGTCCCCTGTATTGTGGCTGACGAGCTGACGGAGGAGCAGGTCAACTTTTTCCGGCTGGTGGACAACAAGACTTCGGAGTACAGCGATTGGGACTTCGAGAAATTGAAAGAGGAGCTGTCGCTTATCGACCTCACGCTGGATGAGAACCAGCTCATCCTTGAACAGTTCGAGCTTACCACCGAAGTCTTTGATATCGACCCAGAGCAGGCGGAGATTAAGATTCCCGCCTTCAACTTCATGGGGGTCAACGAAAAGCCTCATCGGGAGAAGAAGCCGCCCGTGCCGACCATTTACAGTTCAGCAGACGGTGAGGCCGAAGACAGTGGTGCTAACTCCTATGAAGGCGCTCATGCGCCCGAGGATGCCCCTGCTCTTGGTTTTACTGCCGAGCCCACCCCAGAAGGTACGAGCATCGACGCGCCCACTCCGGCCCAGGAGGAACCGAAGAAATCAAAAGCTGTCTTGCCGTTCTGTCAATTCAGGTTTGGCGATGTTGCTTTCTTCATTTCTCAGGTCGAGCTTGACCGTTTGAATGCGAAGTATGCGGAGTACGTTGATTCTGGTGCAGTGCTGGAGCGCAGCTTCGCCAACTATCTGCTGAAAGGAGTTGAGAACAGTGATTGATTTTGTGGAGAACGTGCCCATTGATGAGGTCACTGGCTCTGAATACAACCCTCGCGCTATCACGCCGGAGGCTCTGGAGGCGCTACAGCGCAGCATCCGGCGGTTCGGTATGGTAAAGCCGCTGATTGTCAACGCCTCGAACAACGTCATCACCGCTGGGCACCAGCGGAAGAAAGCGGCGACGGCGATTGGCCTGACCCACCTGCCCTGCATCCGCATCAACAGCCCGAACTTGCAGGACGAGATTCTATTCAACCTGATGCACAACTCTATCGAGACGAGCAAAACCACTGTGCGCATCGAGGAGTTCGTAGTCAACGGGTATCATTACTGCCCGTCCAACAAAATCCACATTGAGAGCGAGCCGAAGAACGTCCTCATTTGTTCTGAAATCACCAAGCTCATGTCGCGGTATGGCGAGTGGGGCAGCGTGGTCACGGATGCAGACGGCAATGTTATCCTCAACGCCGAGTACGCTTACTGCGCGAAGAAGCTGGGCTACGGGGTTCTGAGCTACGGCATCCCGAACGAGGATGTCCCCGAGTTCATGGAGGCTATGGGCATTGAGTACGGCAAGTATAACTTCGACAACCTGGGCATCAAGACCTACCATCAGTTCCTTGCCCAGCCAAAGCGGTTGAGCACGGACGGTCGGCAGTCGAACACGTCCATTCTGTATGAGAAGTACCTCATCCCGCGCCTGCAAAAGTCGGATAGCATCATTGACATCGGCGCGGGCCGTATGGCTTATGTAAAGCTGCTGAAGTCGAAGGGCTTCAACATCCACGCCTACGAGCCCTCCCTCATGGTGAAGGGGGCGAACAAGCTGGACATGAAGGGCATCATCGCCAACATCCTAAACGCCGAGAAGCAGGTCAAAAACAACGGCCTGTTCGACTGGTGTGTCCTGGAGGCGGTCATCAACTCTGTGGTGGATGATGAGTTTGAGAAGGCCGTGCTGACGGCCTGCAACGCCGTTCTGAAGGCGGATGGCACTCTTATCACCTGCACCCGGAACATCGCCTACGTTGAGAAGGCGTATGACAAAACCAAACTGTCCGCCGGAGCTGGCGACTGCCTGTGGTATCTCGACGACAAGAACTACACGCTCGGCGTGACCAACGGCATCGTGTTCAAGCAGAAGTTCCACACGAGGGAGAGCTTCATCGAGCTGCTGGAGCAGTATTTCGACCAAGTTCTGGTGCTTTCCTGCACGGCGGGCTATATCTACTGTGCCTGCACAGGACCGAAGCAACTGCCGCGTGAGGTCTACAAGAAGTACCTGGAGAAAGAACTCAACATCGAGTACCCCGGCGGCTTCAAGCATAACAAGCACCGGGGACTGATGGAGATGCTAATCGCAAAGGTCGCGGGGAGGTATGGCTAATGAGAAAAAGAAGCGAAAGGACTTGTTTGAACAATGGGTCGAATCCGGTGAAGTGGATAGTAAACTTGCTATCATCCAGTCCTTGTCTATGCAGGGGAAATCTGTTGAGGAAATAGCCGATGCGTTCGACATTTCCAGACGCACGTTGCAGAACCTGAAGAAAGAGCACCCGTCGATTGAGAAAGCAATCCAGAATGGACGGCTTTCCGTTGTTGCAATGTGCCAAAATAAATTGATGGAGCGAGTATCGAGCGGTGACACTACCGCCATCATCTACGCATTAAAGGTCTACGGAGGTGATTTCTTCAACGACCGGAAGACCGTAGAAGCAAAGGTAACGGGAGTTTCTGCGGCCCAGCCACAAGTCCAAATCTACCTGCCCGCGACTGACACGGAAGCAGGTGATAACGGTGGCGAGAAGAAAAACTGATACTGGGCCAAAGCCCATCATTATCCGCCCCCAGCCGGGGAAGCAAGAACTGTTTCTGCGCTCCCCTGCCGACATCTGCATCTACGGCGGCGCGGCTGGCGGCGGAAAGTCGTATGCCTTGCTGCTGGAGTGCTTGCGGCACATCGACCACAAACACTTTGAGGCGGTCATCTTCCGACAGTCCCGGCCCCAAATACTCAGTGCTGGTGGTCTGTATGCTACGAGCCAGGAGATATACCCTTACCTGGGCGCAACAAGCGTCCTAACCCCGAATGTCCAGTGGCGTTTCAAGTCGGGCGCGAAAATCACGTTTGCTCATATGTTCTACGAGAAGGAGAAGTACGACTGGCAGGGCTCACAGATTCCTTTGCTGATGTTTGACGAGCTCACGCACTTCACAGAGAGCCAGTTCTTCTATATGTTTTCTCGTAACCGTTCCACCTGCGGCGTGAAGCCGTACATTAGGGCGACCTGCAACCCCGATGGGGAGAGTTGGGTTGCCCGTTTCATTGAGTGGTGGATTGACCCTGAATCCGGCTATGCTGACGAAAGCCGGTGCGGTAGGCTGAGGTACTTCGTCCGGCGGAGCAACATCATCCACTGGGCTGATACCCCGCAGGAGCTGTATGAGAGGTTCAATCTCTATACTCCGGAAGACCAGGAGGATGTGAAGTCGGTGGCCTTTATCAGCGCCAAGCTCACCGATAACCAAGCCATGATGAAGCGCAACCCTGGTTACATGGGCGCTCTGAGGGCCATGTCCGAGTTCGACCAAGAGCAGCTACTCAACGGTAACTGGAAAATTCGGCGCTCGGCAGGCCACTATTTCAAACGCTCGAAGGTCAATCCCTTGACTGCGGTTCCCACTGATGTAGTCAAGTGGGTCAGAGCGTGGGACCTCGCGGCTACCGCTCCAGGCGAGGTCGATGAGACAGAAGGTTTACCCCAGTCCATGCGGCACAACAGGCACGGTGAAGATAGTGCCTACACCGCCGGAGTGTTGTTGGGAAAGCGCAAAAACGGGCGCATCTTTGTGGCGGATGTTATCAATGTTCGAGAGAACGGCGCAGACGTGCGACAACTTATCTTGAACACCGCCGCCAGCGACAACGCGCTGTACGGCAACGTGACAGTGCGGCTCCCGCAGGACCCCGGACAGGCCGGTAAAGACCAAGTGCAGAGCTTCGTAAAGATGCTCGGCGGATATGTGGTAAGTACCTCGCTGGAAAGTGGGGACAAGGTTACTCGGGCCGAGCCCTTTTCTTCGCAGTGGCTCGCCGGGAATGTCGATGTGAAGGTTGCCGAATGGAACGATGATTATTTCAGACAGCTCGAAAACTTCCCCGTCGGCAAACTCAAAGACATGGTGGACGCATCAGCAAACGCCTATCTCGAATTGGAGAACGGCAAACCGGAGTTTTACTTTGCTATGTGAGGTGTAGGATGAAGCTGATTGACATTATTCTCGGCAAGCGCCGAGTGAGGGATGAATACCTGAATGGCGGTCAGGGCGGCTTCGTCTCACGTTGGACAAGACCGCCCACAAGAAACACCGCCGAGTGGCTGGAGATGTTTTCTAGGAGCCCACGGTTGGCGGTTGTTGACCGAATCGCTAGCGACATCGCCAGTGTTCCGGGACATCTGCTGTACGTCAAGGACGACGGCACAGAGACTGAAATTGCCAGTCATCCATTCCTGGACTTCATGGAGAAGCCCAATCCGCTCTATGAGATGACCAGTTCCGCACTCTGGCGGCTCAATGAGATTTACCTGATGCTCGTCGGCGAGAGTTTCTTGCTCATCGAGCGAGACGAACATGAGCGGCCCATCGAGCTATGGAGTGTGCCGCCGCACTGGGTACAGATGACCCCATACCTGGGGCACCCATACTACGACATCGTTTCCCCCGGCGGGACAACAATGTCGGTGCTTGTGGACGATATGTTCGTGATGAAGCAGCTCAATCCCCTCGACCCGTTCATGCGTGGCTTGGGTATCGCTGAGAGCATCGCGGATGAGGTTGAAATCGACGAGTACGCGGCGAAATTCCAGAAGCGGTTTTTCTACAACGACGCAACGCCCCCTATTGTGTTCAGCTTGAACGGGGCCACCCCCGACCAAGTTGATACCTTCCTGGCCCGATGGAACCAGAAGCACCGGGGCGTGGAGAACAGCCATCGGGTAGGCGCGTTCGCAGGGAACGTCACTGTGACAGAGCTCGGCAGCGGCGACGGTAAGAACCTGGGCTTCATTGAAAGCAGAATTGCCATGCGCGATGCTGTCCTGGAGCACTTCGGAGTGCCCCGTGAAATCATGGGCATCACTGAAAACAGTAACCGAGCCACGGCTGACGCGGCGCAGTACATCTACGCCAAGAACGTCCTTATGCCACGCATCCAGAGCCGTGAGGAGGCCATCAATGCGCAGCTCCTCCCGCTGTTCGGAGACCATCTAGTCTGGCGGTTTGACGCGGTAGTTCCCTACGATAAAGACTTCAACAAAGCCAAAGCGATGGATGGCTGGAACGCTGGCCTCTTGACCAAGAACGAGGCCCGTGAGCTTATGGATTTCCCAGACATCGAGGGTGGAGATGTATTCAAAATCTCCATTAACGACGTGTTCCTGAACGGGAGTGATGACCCAGTAGAAGTCACCCAGGCCATGCTCCAAGAAGATACCATCGCGGCGGAAACCGCCGGGGGCTCCGGGAAAAAGGCGGCACGGCGTATAAACGTCTCCGCCATGCTGCGGAAAGAAACAGCCGCCATTAACCGAAACGAGAAGCTGTTCGAGGCGGCAGTTACGCAGTTCTTTTCCGACCAGCAGGCACAGGTCTCCAAGGCCCTGGGCCTCGATACGAAAGCAGACAGACGTGTCATCTTTGCTCTGCTGGCAAACTACCTGACGAACGATGGCACCTTTGACCCGGTGCTATGGGCTGCACTGGCGGAGAATGAACGACAGCGCATCACAGCGGCTATCGCCACCGGACTGCTTGACTGGACGGGAGAGGCAAAGAAACTGACGCAAATATTCACCCCGCTCTGGAAACGGGCCTACGATGATGGCGTAACCATCAGCGAGGATACCTATGGGCTGATTGACATTCCCCGACCCGATTTCGTCTCCGCCGCCAAAATTCACGGCGGCCTGCGCATCGTAAACATCCAGCAGACCACACGGAATAACATCGCCAACATCATCGCCAAGGGTGTTGAAAATGGTGTGAGCCAAGTAGAGCTGGCGAAAGCTGTTCAGACCGAGATGGGCTCGACCAAAGCACGGGCGAAGCTGATTGCCCGCCAGGAAACCATGACGGCCCTTGCAACGGGCCAATACGATATGATGCGGTCTGCGGGTGCCAAGACTAAAACATGGCACCACCGCGACCCGCAGGTAGACCCGCGAGACGGTAAGAGGGGCAAGGTAAACCATGTCATCCTCGAAGGGGAAACGGTTGGTATTGACGAGACGTTCTCCAACGGCCTCCGATACCCTCGTGACCCAAATGATAACCGTCCAGAGGAGCTTATTAACTGCCGATGTTACCTGACATACGGCGGTTTTTAAGAATTGCCCCTATTTTCTGAGGAAAGGAGGTAGACTGTATGGCATTTCAGGGGAAACAAGCTGCCATGCCAGTCCATGAGTACAAGGCTGTCCGGTTTGAGCTGGACGCCGCGGACGAAACGACTGGTGAGTTTTCCGGGTACGCTGCCGTCTTCGGCAACATTGACGGCGGGCGTGACATCATCGAGCGCGGAGCGTTCACCAAGACCATCGCGGAAGACTTTGACCGCATCAAAATCATGTCGCAGCACAATGTTGATGACTTGCCCGTCGGCAAGCCGATTGAGCTGCGGGAGGATGAGAAGGGTCTCTACATCCGGGGCAAAATCAGTGACACGCAGAAGGGGCGCGACATCAAGACACTGCTCAAAGACGGAGTGCTCTGCGAGCTGTCGATTGGTTATGACGCCGTTGATTTTGACTACGATGGGACCCAGCACATCCGGCGCTTGAAGGAAGTCAAGCTGTGGGAAATTTCCATCGTCACCTGGGCGATGAATGAACAGGCGCGAATTGATGAGGTCAAGTCGATGGTGGAAGGCATCAGGACTGAGGCTAAGAGCGGTAAAATCTCTAAGGCTCGGCTCGATGCGCTGAAACCGTTCATCGCGGTAGTCCGCGAACTGGCTGACATCCTCGGTCCGTTCCTTGACCCGCCTACCGAGCCGGAAGACACCGTGGCTACCCAACCCAGCATCAAGAAGGCCGCGCAGAACAGCGGCAAGCAAACCAAGACTGCCGGGATAGTCTTCGAGATTGTCCCCACGCCGAATAGGAGGTAAATAAGAATGAAACTGACCCAGGAACAGCTCGCCGAGCTGATTGCGAAAGTGTTCGCAAACCTCGACGAAAAGCGTAAGGCCCGTAAAGAGGCGGGCGAATCTCTGCCGGACGGCATCACCACCGACGACATCCTTGCGGAAGTCACCGCCCTGCTCACGGGCGAAAACAGCGAGGGCGAAGGTGAGGGGGCAGGTGAAGGTGAACCCGCTGGAGACGGCGACAAGGGCGAGGACGGAGCCGAGGGCTCTGCGGTTTCTGAGCTCATCGCTAAAGTCATCGAGGCCCTTCAGGGTGTGAAGGCTGCGGAACCCACTGCCGCTGCTAACCCCGCCCCTACTCAGATGAAGGCTGGCGGGCCCTCTGCGGCCCCTGCGCAGCCGCAGCGCAAGTACAGCGACCTGTTCCTCTCCACTGGCGCTGCCAGGGACCCCGCTCCCCGGAACGGCTTCAAAGCCCGCATTGCCACCATGTCTGCTCCCGAGCGCCGGAAGGCTGCGTATGGGATGTTCGGACGGGCGGTAAAGTGCATCCATGCTTCCGGCGGCGACATCGAACGGGCTGCTTACACTGCCGAGCGGAAGTTCAACGACGCAGAGATGGGCCGCGAGTTCAAGGCCCTGTCTGCGACCGTACCCTCCGATGGCGGCTATCTCATCCCCGAGGTGTACGCCAACGAAATCATCGAGCTGCTGTACCCTGCCACCGTCATCTATGCGTTGGGCGCTCGGCGGCTCGGGATGTCCAATGGCAACATGAACATCCCCAAGACCAAGAGTGGCACCCGCGCCATGTTCGTCGGCGAGAACCGGGCCATTCCTAAGACCGCACCCAAGTTCGGCAACCTGAAGCTGTCTGCGAAGAAGCTCACCGCTCTTATCCCCATGAGCAACGACCTCCTGCGTTCCACGAACTTCGACAACGATGTCATCGTAGGCCAGGACATCACGAAGCAGATGGCCTTGGGCGTGGACTTCGGTGCCATTCAGGGCTCTGGCGGTGAGTTCCAGCCTTTGGGCATCATCAAGAATAAAGGCGTCCTGAACATCGACGTGACCTCCCTGGGGACTGATTACGCCGACAGCACGGGCGTTCTGACCCCTGCTTTCCCCAACTACCTCGTCGCTGCCGTGCTGAAGAACAACGTCTATGCCGACGGCTTGGGCTGGACGTTCAACACCAGCGTTGAGCAGTTCTTCAAGAACCTGCGCGACAACGTGGGCGGCTTCATCTTCGCTGAGGAGATGAGCAAGGGCACCCTGGTCGGCTATCCCTACAAGGCTACCAACCTGCTGGAGACTGTGGGCGGCAAGACCTCCATCGTTTTCGGCAACTGGAATGACCTCATCATCGGCGAGCAGGGCGCTCTGGAAATCACCACCAGTGACCAGGGCTCCTGGACCGACGAGGCGGGTCAGCTCATCTCGGCCTTCGAGAATGACCAGACCCTTATCCGGGCCATCAACCACATGGACACTGGCCTGCGCCACGAGGAGAGCTTTGTCGTGGCCTCTAAGGTCGCTGTCCCCGTCTAATAAGGAGGAATTAGCATGAAGCGTAATCTGTTTCAGAATGTAAAGGTACAGCCTTATAAATCGGGCGACGCCATCAAGAAAGGCAGGTTCCTCTCCGCCATTCTTGGTGCATCCATCGGCGCCGATGGCACTCTGACCGTTACCGTCACCCACAGCGATGACGGCACCGCCTTCGTCCCCGTCACTGACGAGCTGGTCTTCCCGGAGAAGAAGACCGAGAACGGCAAGCTCACCACCGACGCACTGAAGAAGGACGACATCGTGGATATCGACGTTGACCTCGTGGGCCTGAAGGACTTCGTGAAATTTGAGGTCTCTGGCGCGGCGGCGACTGGCACCACGTTGGCTATCACACTGGGCGACGGTCGCGTTCATCCCGTGTAAGGAGGGCCGGACTATGCCGAGAGTTTACAGGCCCGTCGGCCCCTCCGACAACAAAGCTGCGAACCCCGTAACAGAGACCAAAGCTCCGAAGCCCACAACTGAAGACGAGAAAAAGGGCAGCGGCAAGAAGTAATTGCCGCTGCCCCTCTTTAGGAGGTTGCTATGCTCGCTAATAACGCATTGACAACGCTCGAACGAATGAAGCTAATGCTGGGCCTGTCCGACATCGAGGACGAGCGGGTTGATGAAATTGTGACGATGCTGATTAACAAGGCTTCCTCCCTGATTGAGCGACAAACTGGCAGACACCTGGGCAAGAACAGCTACCACCAGTTTTACGATGCCGATGGTCAGCAAGAGCTCGTCACGATTGAGTACCCCATCGTCAGTGTCGAGAGCATCCTGGAGAACGGCAAGCTCGTTGACCCGAGCCGCTACGACTTCGGACAGACCGCAGAAGTGGGTGTTATCTACCGTGATGAGGGCTGGCTTAAAGCAGGCTGGCGGGCTGGGTTGGCCTTCGACATCGTGGCCTCTAAACGGGTCATCGAGGTCAACTACACCGCTGGATATGTGCTCCCGAAGGATGCCACCAAGGACAATCCAAGAACATTGCCTTACGACCTGGAAGGGCTGATATGGGATATGGTCTCGAAGGCTTACACGAACCTGCAAAATGGGTCGCAGGGTCTGACATCCTTCTCCATCTCCGACGTGATATGGACGTTCGATAAATCTACGAACCCGGAGTGGGCGGAGCTCGTCAACCTGTATCGGAGGTACTGATATGGATGAACTTGACGCCATTTTAGCTGATTTCAGAAAGATACAGACCGCTTGCCAGGAAATGGGGCAAAACAAGATTCTGGTCGGCCTTGTCGGTGGTGTAGATTCCGAGACGATGAAGATTGCCCATGCGCATGAATATGGCGACGGCAAAATGCCGGAGCGGTCCTTCATCCGTGCCAGCTTTGACGCAGAGCAAGACACGCTCGGTGAAATTATCTCTGATGCTGTTGGAAAGGCTCTCATGGGCCAAACCTCGCCAGAAGGCGCAGCCCACGCCATCGGAGCGCAGGCTGTTCAGGTCGTGCAGAGCTTCATCGACGAGAACCGGGTCAAACCCCCGTCTGACTTTTCCAAGAAGCGTATTCATACCACGCTGTTTGAGACGGGCACCCACATTCGAGACCGTATTGCGTACAAGGTGGTGAAAGAGTGATGTTCTATAACACCCCTAAGCTGCCCCGTGCGCTGCTGCACATTCTCACGGTTACAAAGCGAACGTATGTGAGTATCCCCGGTGGGCAGCGAAAACCTGTGGACGAAACAGTGGCCTCCTTTTGGGGAGTGGTGTTACCGCTGTCCAACAAGGATTTGAAGTACCTGCCGGAAGGAACCTACACACAAAACTCCCAAAAGCTCTACACGGATGACCCTGTGACGATACAGCCCGGTCAAATCATCCGTGACACCTACGACGGACAGACCTACACCGTAAAGACGGAGCTGAACCATAACACGATTCATCCCATGATGCGGTATATCGTGGAAGGGGTGGTTAAGACATGACCTTTGTGCAGGCCCGAAACGCTATCACCGACGGGCTGGAAGTCTATCTCGGATGTCCGGTCGTTCTGTCTGACCAGACTGGCGATATGCCTGGGTTCCCATACTGCTACTACAGTGTCTTGTCTACCAGAGCATCCAATCATGCGTTTGGCTTGATTGGGATGCAGGGAAACGAGAAAGAAGGATTCAAGCGCCTGCGGTCTGAGCCTGTTACGGCTACGATGTCCTTCACGTTCTGCGGTCAGAACCGGGAAACCGAGGATGGCGGCTACATCTCCGGTGAAGACGAAGCCCTGGAGTTGTCGGAGAAGGCCCACGGCTTTTTCCTGCTCAACGGACACAACATTGTCACAGAATACGGCGATGTGGTCATCAACAACGTAGGGTCTGTCGTGAACAGGACGGGATTCGTGGTAGAAGATGCTATCCGCCGTTACGGTTTCGACATTCGGTTTGGCTACATGCGAACCGATGAGATGCCAACGGTAACTATCAAGAAACCGGGGAGCTTTATTGGAAGCCCCAATTCATAAGAAGGAGGAATATACCTCATGGCAAAAGACGTAATTGTCGTCGTGCAGCGTGACGCGCTGCCGAAAGAAAAGGAGAGCCTTGACATCCTCCTCATCTCGACTACCGGAGAGCAGCCCGTAAAGGTGTACCGGGATGTGGAAAGCGTCAAGACGGTGTTTGGCGATGACGGCCCTACACCCAACTCCAAAATCGTCCGCAAGGCAACTACCCTGATGAACCAAGGCAAGACCACGCTGGCGGAAACCCTGGTCAACAAGTTCAAAATCGTGGGCTTCGCGCCTCCCAGCGCATCTCCCTCTCAGCCCGCTGTATTAACAGTTGAGTGTGGGTCTGGGACGTTGGAGCAGCCGCTTCCTGCCGATAAGGTCCTGCGGGTGAAGATTGGCGGTGATGATGAGGCCATCATCGAGGTTACACCCACGGACGAAATTATGGACCCGGCAGACATTGTGACGCTGCTCGGCGGCACCAACTTCACGAAAGGCGGCAAAACCTACACTGGCGCGTCTGACACGACCGGCAAGGTCACGTTCACCGCGACGGAGGACGGAGCCACCGACAGCATCCCCGAGATGGTGGAGGTCTACACTGATGAGAAGCTGTCCGAGAAAGTGGCAGGTTTCACACCGACTGTAGACTTCAAGAACGGCGAGGACGCCCTGAGCGCCCCCGACAACCTCATCAAGTCCATCCGGCAGTTCCAGCAGGACGAGGACAACGATTGGTACTACTTCTTAACCGACCGAGATGAGCCCGAGTACGTCAAAGCCCTGGCGAAATTCGCAGAGGCCAGTGAGCCCACTGAGGCCGAGCTGGGTGTTGGTGTGGAGGACCATCGGAAGTTTTACATGGGCCAGACATGCGACCTCAACTTCGCGGACAACACTGCCCGTGCTGCTGTCATCTACACCGAGGAGAAGTATCTCAGTGAGGAGCCGGATGCCTCCTACACTGGAAACGTTGGCCCGTTCTACCCCAAGAATGTGACCTGGAAGTTCAAGCGCCCGCAGGACGGCAACGCCGCTACCAGCGAGGGCACTAAGCTCATCTCCTTGCCCAAGTTGACCGAGGGCCAGCGTGACCAGCTCGCTGAAAACCACGTCAACTATCTCACGGAGGAGTACAAGCGTCGGTATGTCAAGGAGGGCGTCTGTCTGAACGGTGAGTTCATCGACACCGTTCTGGGCGGCGACTGGATCGCCAAGCGGATACGGGACCTGCTTTATGACATCCTGCTGGACAATCCCAATGTGGATTATAGCGATGCAGGCTTCGGCCTCGTTGCCACGGCGGTTTTGCAGGCGCTGGCTGAGGCTGCGGATGAGGACCACAACATCATCGCCCGAGACCAGGAGAGCAAGACCGGCATCTTTATCGTGAATATCCCGAAGTGGGCGGAGAGCACAGACGAACAGCGCCGAAACCGGGTCATGCCGGACATCACTTGGGAAGCCCAACTCGCCGGAGCAATCCATCAGGTCAAGACCAAGGGCGTCCTTCGTGTGTCCCTATAAGGAGGTGTATGAGCTATGTTGAAGACCTACGACCCGCTGAAAGTCAATATCGCCTACAATGGGCGGCAAATGCGGATGTTCGGCGACAGCCTGTTCACGCTGGCCCGCGATGAAGACAATGTGACGCTGAAGAAGGGTGTTAAAGGCGACAGCACCTACATTCTGAACGCGAACAAGGCCGGAAAGCTGACAATCACGCTCCAGCAGGAGAGCCCGGACATCTCGTATTTGGAGAAGTGTGCGGAGAAATTCGTGCAGGCAAACCTCGCCATCACGGATGCCAACGAGAGCGGTATCATCTTCTTCGCCCAAAACTGTATGGTGCAGAAGCTCCCCGACCGTGTACGAGGCAAAGACGCTCCGGATGTGGCGTTCGTGTTCCTCATCCCTGACATCTTCATTACGTAACCGTCCCTGATTACTGAAACATTGGGTTGAAACAAGTTCTTTTGATTCCTGAACTACGACTATTTAGAACGATTAGAGAAAATAATTCAACCCAATGTTTCAGCCTGATTGTTTCAATGTTTCGGCGGTTGTTTCACCAATGTTTCGGCCCAGAACCCTTGCGGTTACGGGCTTTCTGGCCGTTCTGAAACATTGAAACATTTAATCTCTATAGACCCTAAGAATAGAGAGAATAGAGCAAAGGGGTATATATAATACCTCTCTAATTCCTCAAATATGGGCATACATACGCGCGCGAACGTGATGGGCCCGACTATGATTTTTAAGGGGAGTATGAACATGGCAAGGACAAAGACTGTCACCATCAACGACATGGAGTTCACTTTCCAGAGCGTGAACTTCACATGGTACACCAACCTCACCGACCTGTACATCAACCCGGCTCACGGGCGGAAGAACACGGCTCGGTATGCGGATTCCCTCATCAAAGGGTGCGTGACCGCCCCGGCGGAGGTAGCCAAGCAGGGGCTGAAGTTCTTCGATGACCAGGACGACATCGCTACCGCGAACGAGCTGGTCAAGGAAATCGAAAACTTTCTTACGGAGCGAGGAGGATCCGGAGAAAGCAAGGAAAAGAGCAGAATGTAACGAGCGTTTCTGGCGCATGACATTCTGCATGGGCGGCATCAATTACACCGAACTAAAGGCGATGGACATAGCTGAGTTTATGGAAGCGGAACAGGCCCGTATCCTGTGGCAGACCGTCTGGAACAAGAAGAAATCATAGGCCAGAGAGGAGGGATGACTTGTGGATGAGGTCCGCAGCCTGCTTTTCAGCATAAACGTCAAGGCTTTCACGACGCAGGCGGCGAAGAGTTTACAAAGCCTGATAAGCGATTTTGGCAGGCTGCGGTCTGAGGTCGAAAGTTCTGGCCTTTTGGTCGAGGTCAACACTGAGCAGGCAGAGGAGAGTATACGAAACCTGTCGGAGCGGGTTGGTGGCCTGGGTGAAGACGCTGGCGACATCAGCATCGACGCTGATACCTCCGAGGCCGACGAGAATATCCGTAACCTGACGGAAAATCTCGGAAACCTGGGTGAGAACGCCGAAGACATTGACGTTGACGTGAACACCGACGGAGCGGAAGAAAGCCTGCGCAACCTGACGGACGACCTCGGGAGCTTGGGTGAGAACGCCGGGGATATCGAGGTCGATGCCGACACATCTGAAGCGGGACGCAATCTCCGGGACCTGACTGGAGAGCTCGGCGACCTCGAATCCGATGCTGGCGGCATCGGCGATACCTTCCGCAAGTCGTTCCTCGCTGGCATAGACAGTGGCAATAGCTTCTCCTCGTCTCTCAAATCGGGGATTGGCGATGCTTTTACTTATGCTGGCGAAAAGGTAATCGAGTTCAAAGATAACACTGTCAACAAAATACAGGGCATTCGGGACAGTGTTGTCAATGGGGCACAGGCCATTGGAAATGGCTTCGCGCACCCGATAGAGGCCATCAAGGGCGGGTTAGGCAGCGCATTGGATAGCGCTAAGAGCAAGTTTATAAACATGGTCCGAGGGGCCGACGATGCCGCTGATGCGGCGGAAGATGTCGGCGATGCTGCCGCAGATGCCGAAAAGGACGTGCGCGATTTCGGTAACGCAGCGGATGAATCCGGTGGTAAGTTCGAGAAAATGGGCGGTATCCTGAAAGGGATAGGCGCTGGCATACTTGCGGCGACGGTTGCGGTAGGCGGCTTTGCAGCGGCTTCCATCAGTACGGGCATGGAGTTCGATTCCGCCATGTCCCAGGTTGCCGCTACAATGGGCAAGTCTGTGGATGAGATACAGAACCTCCGGCAGACCGCCCTTGAAATGGGCTCCACCACAGCGTTTTCGGCAACGGAAGCTGCGGAGGGCCTGAACATCCTGGCAATGGCGGGCCTCGAAGCTGAGGACCAAATAGCCGCGATTCCGACTGTTCTGGACCTTGCCGCTGCGGGCGGCATCTCACTGGAACAGGCTGCTTCTCATGCGGTTGGTGCGGTCAAAGGCTTCTCCGATGAGATGGAGAACGCCAGCTACTATGCAGACCTGATAGCGAAAGGTGCTACGCTTGCAAACACGAACGTGGCTGACTTGGGTGCTGCATTGAGCAAAACCTCCGCCACGGCAGCGAGCTACGGGCAGACGGCAGACAGCGTGACGCTCTCCTTGCTGCGTTTGGCTGACCAGAACATAACGGGCGATGTCGCTGCGACCGGCCTGAAGCGGGCAATGGCGGACCTGTATACGCCGACGGACGACGCCAAGAAAGCTCTCAGCGAGCTGGGCGTTTCTGTCTATGACAGCTCTGGTAAGGCCCGAGACTTTAATGACATTGTTGGAGAGCTGGGCGGTGCGCTGTCCGGCATGAGCGACGAGCAGGCCAACGCCTACGCTGCCACGATTTTCACTGCGCAAGGTCTCGACGTGTTTAACAAGATGACCGTCGCCAGTGAGGAAACGCTGGAGAAATTCAATCACGGGCTGGCAAACATCGACGGCTCTGCGGCGGTGCAAGCCGCAACGCAGATGGACAATCTGGCTGGCGATATAACTCTGTTCAAGAGCGCCCTGGAGGGCGCTCAAATCGTAATTGCCGACCAGATAAACCCCACCCTCAGAAAGTTCGTGCAGTTCGGCGGAGATGCCATAGGGACTCTTTCTACGGCTTTCCAGGAAGGCGGGCTGTCCGGCGCGATGGGTGCACTCGGTGGCATTCTGAGTGATGGACTGGCGATGGTCATTGAGATGGTGCCTACCCTAATTGACGCAGGGATGCAGCTCCTTGGTGCGCTGGGCCAGGGCATCCTCGACAATATGCCGCTTATTGTTGAAGCTGCGGCCCAAGTCGTGGTGATGCTGGCGACAGGGATTGGTTCGTCGTTGCCTGAGTTGATACCTGCTGTATCGGAAACGTTGCTACTTGTCGTCGAGACGCTGCTGAACAATCTGCCGCTAATACTTGATGCGGGACTGCGGATTATCAGTGGACTGGCAGAAGGCATCATAGGCGCTCTTCCGGTGCTTATCCAGGGGCTCCCAGTGCTTGTTGAGGGCATTGTAGGTTATCTTACGAAGAGCTTGCCGGCTATTCTGGAGCAGGGCTCTGAGATACTGATGTCGCTGGTCACGGGTATTGTTGATGCTATCCCGATGTTGGCAGAACAGCTACCGCTCATCTTTGAATCCATAGCTACGTTTGCGACTGAAAACCTGCCGGCTATCCTGGACTTGGGCGTTCAGATTCTGACGGAGTTGGTCACGGGCATCATAGATTCTATCCCCATTCTGGTCGAGCAAATACCAATTATCATTGACACGGCTGTGACCTTCCTGGCTGAGAATATGCCCCTCATCATGGAGCAAGGCATCCAGGTTATTACAAACCTCGCAATGGGCATCATGAACGCTTTGCCGGAGTTCATAGCGCAGGTGCCGATCATCATCACAAGTATTGTCGGGGGGCTCGCAGAGAATTTCCCAACACTCGTGGAAACTGGTGTGACGATGTTGCTTGAATTTGCCGGGGGTATCATTTCTGCCATCCCGCAGCTCTTAGCGCAGCTACCCGCCATCGGTGCTGCTATTGTTGGGGGTCTCGCAGAAATTCCTGGTCTGGTGATAGATGTCGGCAAAAACATCGTGCAGGGTCTGTGGAACGGTGTCTCGTCGATGGTTGACTGGGCCATTGATAAAATAAAGGGCTTCGGCAGTAGCATCGTAAACGGGTTAAAGAATTTCCTCGGCATTCACTCTCCGTCCACGGTGTTCGCTGAAATTGGCGACAACATGGCCCTGGGTCTCGGTGAAGGTTTTACCTCCGAGATGGGTGCCGTGGAGAAGGACATCAAGGGCGCGATTCCGACGAATCTTGACGGGCCGGAAATTGCCATTCCTGACCCGGAGTTCCCAGACATCAGCCCGGACTTCCTGACAAGGATCGGGTCCAATCCCGAGTACGGGGTTGGCTCGAACATTGAGAGCTTTGACCTGCCAGAAGGTAACGGGGCAACTTACACAGTTCGCCCCGAGATGACTGATGTACAGCTTCCTCCAGTGCCCGATATGACCTACGGGGTCAGTCCTGTGTACGAGGGCATAGAGGCGATGGGGGCTGCTGCCGAAGATGTGACTTACCGGGTCAACCCCATTATTGGAGGCATCAATATTCCGAATGTCGCCGACCAGTCTTACACAATTAACCCAATCGTGGAAGACTTCAATCCTCCCGGCTACGAGAAGTATGCGGAGCCGGAAGATGGTGACGATGGTGCCCCCGGCGGTGGTAATGATGACAACGGCGTTCCTGAGTTAGATGGTGGCGGACCTATCGGGGACGGTGGCAACCCGCCTGAGTTTACCTTCGCCCCGGTAGTCACCATCCCGATTACAGTTGAGGGTAATGCAGACCGTGAGGCACTGGAAGAATTGAAGGCAGAGCTTGAAGCGAAATTTGAGGCCAAGATGAGAGAACTATTTGAGGAGTTCCGCGAGGAGGAGCTTCAGCAAGCAGCAGTGAAGCATCAGTTCGCATTTTGATTAGGAGGTGAGGGCGTGGCTTACACGCTGACTGGAAAAAAGAGCGGCACGGTCCGGTTTGAGCCACGCTCCACCGGCGTGGTTGAGAAGGAGAGTGAAAGCTACAGCAGCTCGGTTACGTCGAACCCGATTGAGGAAGGCGCGGAGATTAACGACCACGTAAATAATGCTGCCGGGGTCCTTAATATCTCAGGTACGATTATCGGCGGTGATGGAGCCATCAACGCGTTGAAAGCAATGCGGGCGAAACGGGACTTGATTACCTACATTGGCGTCACACGAATGTCAAGTTTGGTGTTTACCAGCTTGAAGTTTGACCGCTCCTACAAGAACAAGAATGGCGCGGCCTTTACTGCAACGCTAAAGCAGGTGCAAACCGCCGCGTCCGAGTTCGTTCCGATGGACGCGGAGCCACCCATGACGAGCCAGGACGGAGGAAAGAGCGAGGACCGGCAACTGGCGATGACCGCAAACTACGGGCTTACCGTTGTATCTTTACAGACGGTGAGCTCATCCAGTGAAAAAAAGTATCAGGCAGCTTATAAGCAACCCAGCAGCTCTGCCCCGCTCACGCGACGAACGGGCAGCTATGATGGCCTGACCGTGTAGGAGGTGCGAGTATGGCGCTACAACTGGTTGACCTCAACTCTGAGGTAGAGTATCTGGCGATTGATGTATCGCGTGTGCCTTATTCGTTCTCCGTGAAACTGGTGGATAAGACCTACACATTTACGGTGAAGTACAACAGCATCGGGAAATTCTTCACGATAGATCTGCTGGATGTAAACGGGAGTGTGCTGGCGTTTGGCGAGGTAATCCGTTATGGGCGTCCGCTGTTCAATGTTGTGGAAGACGAGCGTTTTCCGATACCCGTTATCATTCCGCTCTGCATCACGGACGATGATGTGTCGGAGGTAACGTGGGAGAATTTCGGGAAAGATGTGAAGCTCTACCTATACGACAGGAAGGTTGAGTGAAATGGCGTTTTGGATTCGAGCGGCTACCCTGGTCATCGGGAATAAAAAGTATGACCTAGACGGGCTGGATTTTTCGTTTGAAATTCCATTTGAGGACAGCGACGAGCCTCCGGTGGCGACGGTCAAGGTTACGAACCTCTCGACTAACACGCGAAACAACATCAAGAAGAATGACCCCGTTATACTAAACGCGGGTTATGAGGGCGATATAGGCTGTATTTTGGTCGGCAAAGTAGTCGGTTTGAAGCACAAGCAGAACAATGTTGACTGGACGACTACTCTGACCGTTCAGCCCTGCGCTGAGGAAATTCTGGGGCGGCTCGTCAACAAAACCTACGCCGAGAATATGAAGGCGTCCGCAATGGTGCGTGACCTTTTGAACATCTTCGGTGTGGAGGTTGCAAAGTGCGAGCTGTCCCGCAACCTGAGCTATCCGCGAGGCCGGGTTTGCCGGGGCAATTTAAAGCAGGTGCTGAATGAGATTGTGGTGAGTGAGTGCAAAAGCCGGTTCATCGTCCGGGTAACAGGTCAAATCTATATCACCAAAGCCGAGGATGGCATCAACAATGGGTTGGTGCTGACACCAGCCACGGGACTGCTTCGCTCTGATGAGGAACAGGTGCCTATCCCGATTGAGACGAAGGCCAACTCCCAGAAGACGGGAGAGGACCGGGACGAAGGCACTATCTCACGCTCTTGCCTACTGAATTATCACATTGCAACTGCTGAGGTGGTAAAGGTTCAGTCCAGTGATTTGAACGGAAAGTTTATCGTTGTGAAAGGCAAGCACTCCGGCAGCAGAACCAACGCCTGGAGGACCGACATGGAGCTGAGACCATTTTGAGGAGGGGTGAGCAGTGTCCAGCGTGAACTCTTATAACTACGAGGAAATTCACGATAGAAAGCTGGCTGAATCTATTTGTGTGGCGGCGACAGTGAGTGTGCTGAAGTTCGACAAAGACAAGATGACCGTCAATGTTCAGCCCCTCTCAAGGCATTTGGAGAATGGCAAGTATGAGACGCCGCCTCCGATTTTACAGATACCTGTTGCCGTAACTCGCATTGGCGGGTTCATCCTCCGCCCCTGGATAAAGGAGGGCGATGTTGGTATTGTGGTCTACCTGGACCACGATATGGATGCCACTGTAACCGGAGGCAAAGAGGCAACGCCGCTGACCGAGCGGAATCACGCTACGACAGACGCTGTGTTTATCGGCGGCATTGTGTCCGGTGATTACATGGTCAAGGGTCTGCCGGATGAGGCTCACGTCATAGCCAAAGAGGACGGAACAATTTATGTCGCCGTCACCAAGGACCAAGTGAAGATAAAGAACGAGGGCACGACGGCGGACTTTAACGCGACCTCGATAGAGATGAAGTCTACCGACATGACGATTACGCTTGCCGGGAAGATGGTGGTCACTACTGGCGATAAGGTGTATTTGAATTAGGAGGAGGGCGAGCTTATGCCAGCAGCGACAAGGTTGAACGATAATTGCACCGGACACAATGCCTGCCCTCCGGCCCCTCTAGTGGAGGGGAACCCGAACGTCATCATCAACGGGCAACCGGCGGGGCGCCTGGGAGACCACTATGCTTCGCATGGCTGCGTGGTACACCCTGGGCATCAGGATGTGATTGCCGCAGGAAGCTCAAAGGTGTTATCAACGGCAAGCCTGCGGCTCGTGTCGGGGACGCAGTTTCAATCGGCGGTACGGTCCAGAACGGCAGCAGCAACGTAATCATCGGAGGCTGACAAGGAAGGAGGCGCGGTGCATGACTGATAACATGACCTTGTTGATTGACCCCGAGACCCGTGATTTGGTATTTGACGACGAGGGTTCCTTTCAGAAGATATACGCACATGATACGATGATACAGAACGTGCGCCACGCTCTAATAACTTGGAAGCGGGAGTTTTTCTCCGACCCTGAGCACGGCACCGATTATGAGCGCATCGTAGGGACGAACCAAAATGAGATTGATAACGAGGAAATCAAAGAGATTATCCGCGAGGCCATTTTCCAAGAGCCTAACGTGTCGAGGATTGATGAGCTGTCTGTCTCCTATGATGGCAGGAGCGTTTCAGCGAAGTTCTCGGCGACCCTCATAGATGGTGAGCAAATCAGTTTGGAGGTGACGGTGTAATGGCGAAAACGACTGATTGGGGCTTGACCGACGCTGGATTCCGGCGACCTACCTACGCGGAATTACTGGACGCGCTGGAACATAAAGCGCGAGAGCTGTTCGGCTCCAAAGCCAATTTGACCGTGCGCTCTCCCCTGGGAATCTTCCTGCGCATCTTCGCTTGGGTGCTGAATCTTTTGTTTTCCACCCTGGAAGACGTGTATAACAGCCGGTTTGTTGATACGGCGGTTGGCTCCAGCTTGTATAACCTCGGAAGGGCTATCGGTCTGCGGCTGCTGGGCGCTCAGAAAGCGGTTGGGTATCTGATGTTCTCCGGTGAAAACGGCGTAGAAGTCCCAGAAGGTTTTTTGGCTGAGACTACGGCTGGCACACAGTATATCACCTTGTCGGCGGGCGTTATTACCGATGGCTCCGTGACATTGCCTGCTTCTGCCGTAATTCCGGGCCCTGATGGGAATACAGCGGAAAATACGATAAAAAATATTACGAATCCGAAGCTGGGCATCCAGTCAGTTACAAATGTCAAGCCCTTCGAGGGCGGACGAAACACTGAAACGGATGCCGAATTTCGAGAGAGATACTACCTTTCCACGGATTTTGCTGGCGGTGTGAATATTGACGCAATCGTGGCTGAGGTCTATGAAAGTGTTGAAGCGGTCATCGCGGTCACGGGCGAGGAGAATGACACAGATTACGTGAATGGCAGCGGCCTGCCGCCCCACTCCATCGAGATTGTGGCCTACGGCGGGCTGGATGAGGAAATTGCCAAAGCCATCTATCGTCGGAAGGCCGGAGGCATTGAGACGTTTGGCAATACAGCCGTGCCAGTTATCACAGCGGCAGGGAGAACCTATAATGTCCACTTTAGCCGACCCACGCCTGTGAAGGTGTGGGTCAAAGTGTTCAACCTCGTAACGGATAAGCATTTCCCGTTGGATGGTATTGAGCAGATAAAGAGGAGCATTGTGTCGTATATCGGGGCCAACACCAGAGGAGGTCTGAACATCGGGCAGGCGGTCATTTGTGTGAAGCTGCCCACTGAGGTTTTGAAGGTGCCGGGGGTGGTAGACTTCGACCTGCAAATCAGCGCGGACGGAAAGACCTATAGCTGGGACAACATCAATATTCTGGCCCGAGAAAAGGCTGTGACCGATGAAAGAATGGTGGTCGTGACGTGAGAAATTTTCTGTCTGAAATGCTGTACGCTCTAACAAGCGCCTACAGCCGGAAGGATTACGACAATCACCAGCGTGGGCTCCCGCTTCAAACGAAAATCGGAAAGCTGTTCGCGGTCTTTGCGTGGGGCCTCGATATAGTTCAAGAGCAGGCCAAGAAAATCAAGTCGTGGGACAATTTGGACAACGCTCAGGGTTCTGTGCTGGACCGCTATGGGGGAAATTTCGGCGTCAAGCGAAATGGGGCCAGCGATGCTTTCTATCGGCTCAACATAAAGGTAAAGGTCCTGGCACAACTTTCCGGCGGTGATGCCGATACCGTTATCAATGCGGTGGCAGAACTGCTGGGCGTGGAGATGACCGACGTTCTCCTGGAGGACAACTTTCCGGCGAAGATTGAGCTCTATGTGGACCAGGGCCTTTTAAGCGAGGACCGCCTGGAGATGCTGGAGTCAATCGCCTGGGCAATAAAGCGCATCCTTGCCGCAGGTGTGGGTATGAGGTTATACGAGCGGACCTACCGGACGTACCGCCTGGACATCCCTGTGGTGCATGGTGGCGCCATAGGGACGTTCTTCTATTATCAGCCCGCCGGTGAGGACCGGACGGCGGTTCTGCCGCTGCCCGTGGCCCATAGCGGTGCTGTTGTGACGAATTTTGATGCTGCTCTCCCTGTTGGTGAAGATAGAGCCTGCTCCCAGCCAGTCCCCGTGGCCTACGGTGGGCACCTCTCCCCGACGATAACCGGGGCGCTGTCTGGCAGCAGGAGGTCAGGGAAGGTCCGACAGAATGGAGCAGAAACTGCATACATCCGCACCCATATCAGAGCCAGGAGAATTAATTAAAAGGAGGATACCCATGGCAAAATTTGAAGACGGCTGCTATGGCAGTCTCAAAGGTATTGCTCTCATTGGCAAGGTCCTGGCTGGGAAGTGCTGTATGCACTATACCCGTGTGGCCGTTGGCAAGGGAGCCATACCGGACGACATGACCCCAAAGACACTCACCGAACCCCCTGGCTATGTTATGGACGCGCAAATTGCCTCTGTGACCAATCCGGTCGATGGTGAGTGTCAAGTCTCCATCCAGGTCAACAGCAAGTTCGTGGAGAACGGCTTCTATGCCACATGGTTCATCCTGTATGCCGAGGACCCGGATGAAGGAGAGGTCCCCTTCACCGCAATGAGCATTGAGAATGAGCCTGAGTGGATTAGGCCATCCAGTTCCATTGTGGGCAAGCTGGCCCACTTTGACATCATCGCCGCTGTTGGGGACGTGGATGCAGTAACAGCCATCATTGACCCGGAGGCTATCGCCACAGTAGGCCACGTTTGCCAGCTTTTCTCGGACCACGGCTCGGACCCCAATGCCCATGCAAATGCCTTCCCCGGCCTGCTCGATGCGGCCTTGCAGGAGTTTAGCAAGGACGGAAAGGTCCCAGAGTCCTTTTGCAACGCGATTGTCACCGCTCTGGAGACGATGACAGGGGAAGGACAGGAGCCGTCGGAAGCGCTCACCAACGCCGTCGCTGCCATTTTGCAGGAGATCGCCAGGAATGGGCCGACTCCCGGCGGAATGGCTTCTCTGGGCGAGAACGGCCTCATTCCGGAGAGCCAGCTTCCCTTCACCCGGAAAGTGATTGCCACCCAGGAGCGCGATCCCACACGGCCCAACTATGGACTTGACCTGGGCGGCGAGGCAGGCGTGGCCTTGGATATGGGGCCGTATACGGGCACAGTGCCCTATTCCGCCGTTGTCAGCGGCACGGAATACGACGCCCTTAATATCAGCGTCAACGGGGACACTGCCCCCGATGGCACAATAATTTTGTCAAAAACGGAGGAATGACATCATGGCAAACACAAAGTATATCCTGGAGCAGATCCGGCTGGAAGGCACCCTTCAGGCCCTGATCGCCAAGTCGGACGGGGAGAACGTGGCCGTAAGCTACAACGGCGTGGAGATGACGCTCTCAAACGCGCTGGCGGCGATCTACTCCAGCGTGTCGGCGCTGCCCAACGGGGAGGCTGTGGACGGCAAGATTTCCGCGGCCATTGACGCGCTGATCGGCGGCGCGCCGGAGACCTATGACACCCTCAAGAAGATCTCCGATTACATCTCCCAGCATGGGGAGGCGGCAGCGGCCCTCACCTCTCAGATCGGGCAGAAGGTGGACAAGGTAGAGGGCAAGGGCCTGAGCAGCGAGGACTTTACCACCGCGCTCAAGACCAAGCTGGAGAATATGGAGTCGGTGACAGCCGAGGAGAAGGC